GAAAAGGTGTTGAACCTAAGGATTCTCGTAGGGATTATCAAATTCGTCAAGATAAAGAAACGAATATGCGTCTTGAGGCTTTGGAACGTAAACGTGCAGATGCTAAACTTAATAGAGGTACTGGTACGTCAACTGGTCCTAAGGTTAAGGGTCCTGAGTCTGCTAAGGCTAGGGAGAAACGTTTGTCTGCTTTGGCTTCTGAACGTAAACTTGTTGCGCAACAGGAAGCAAATGCGGCGAAACGTTCTAAAGTTAAGCCTTTGGCTGTGTCGTCTAAAAAGTATACTCCCGAGGAACTTAAGAATGTTAAATTGACCACATCTGCTGATGTGGCTGCTGCAAGAGCGGTTCTTGGCAAGGGTGGCGAGGGTTATAATATTAAACCTAGTGCGCCTTTACGTTCTGGCAGACGACAGGAAACTGCCGAAGAACTTAATGCACGTTTGTCAGCGTTCCGAGCAAAACAATCAAAAGGTTCTAAAGCACCAAAGAGGAAATAATGGTTACTCCACGTAACCAACGTTATAAGCGCAAGGTTAATTCTGCTTTAGATTTGTCTAAAATGGCTGCTGACCCTAAAGGGTTTGAGTACGAACAACGCACTAAGTCTATTGTTGAAACTAAACCTGGTTTTGGACCGTTTAATGATATCGTTAATTTTTCTGGTGTTGTTCGTTTTGGTAAAGAAAATTTAGATGCACAGTTGTCTGATTTGTTGAGGTTAAATAAAAAGAACCCTGGAATTGTACGGGCGGAAGATAAATATGGTCAAAAAGCATCTTTTGTAGGTGAGTCTTTGTTGCCTTTAAACGAGTTAGAAAACATTTTAACTGGCAAGGGAAGTAAAAGTGACCTTTTTAATGCTTGGCTATATACTCAAAAAGGTATCGCTACACAAATGAAAGGTTTGGGGTTGCTTGGTAAAGGTGTGACTAAACCTGTTGGTGCTTTAACTCGTAAAGCCAGCGTGGGTAATAAGTATGGTCGCAAGGTGTTAGAAAAAGTGTTATCGGCATTACCTTAAAGGAACGGATACCCATATTATGATGAGCAATTCAATACCTAGTTACGCTTTATACGGTAGACCAGTGGACCATTATAGGCTTTCTGCTGTTGCTGATGCGCCGTTGGCGGCTGCCAGCGGCGAATATTTGGGTCGTGGCAACAAATGTATGGGCAACGACGACACCTGTGGCGCTAACCGTATGAAGGGGCAAGAATTGTGTGTCGGGCATTACCGTCAGGCTGTTAATTTGGCTGAGTTGGCTGAACAAATTGAATCCGAGGAATAACAATGGCATACGCAACAATGACCGCAACAACGTTGCGTCAAACCGTCCGTGACATTACTGACCTAGATAATGAGGACCTACCAGATTCGTTGTTGAATGTTTATATCCGTGACGGATATTACCGCATATTGGATATGGAAAAACGCTGGTCTTTCCTAGAAAAGTCGTTTACTTTTAATACTGTTGCTGAGCAACGTGAATACACTATTAGTTCTTTTACTGCTGACCCTATTGGTCAGGTTATTTCTATTGTTGACCCTACGGGTACGGGTTTGCGTTTAGATATGGTTGGACTTGATATGGGTGAAAATACTTATATCGGTTCGTATGATACATCTGCTGACCCGTTGTTTTATGCTATTTGGGAAGGTAAAATTCATTTGTTTCCTAAACCAAACAATGTTCGCACCTTGAAGGTGCGGGCTTATCGTGAACCGATTGATTGGGTTACTACTGGTGGTGCGGTTGATGCCAGTCCGTCTTTGCATTTTCCTTTAGTGTATTATGCTTGCAGCCGTGTATATCAACGCCTTGAGGACACGGTTATGGCACAAGAATATAAACGTGCTTTTGACGAAGGTGTTGTCTTGGCTAAAGAAAACATTATGAAACCTAGTAGTCATGCGCATTTGCGTTTATCTCAGGGGCAAACTTCTGGTCGTCCAACCTTTCAGGATTGGATGCGACGTATGGGACAGGATTTAAAACTTAACTAATGGCTAAAGTTAAAGTTCGTGAACTGAAAGATTTTACTGGGGGACTAAACTTTCGTGCCGACCAGTTTCAGTTGGCTGATAATGAATCTCCTGATATGTTGAATGTTGAAATTGACCCTAGAGGTGGTGTTTTTAGTCGTGGTGCTATGCGCCGTATTAATAGTACGGCGGTATCTGGTACTTGGACACCACAAACGTTGTTTCCGTTTTATGGTGCTACACCACGCATAATGTTGTCTACAGAAACTAGAGTTTATCGGTCCACTGGTGCTGATTTTAGTTTGTTGGAATATAGTTCTGGTAATCCTATTGTTGCTACTAGTACGCATGGTGCTAGTTTTGCACAGTGGGGTACTAAATTGTATATTGCTGTTGGGACTGCTGGCAACGGTGGCTATGTTTGGGATACTGCTAGCACGTATGCTACGGCGTTGACAGCAAGTGGTACTGCGCCGCATGCTTGGCAAACTACTCCTACTGCGGCTGAACGAAAAATGCCGACAGCGGAGTTGTTGCATGTTCATGCTAATAAAATGTTTGCCGCTAATGTTCGTGTTGATGGTGTTGATTATCCGAATCGTTTGCATTGGTCGTTGGAAAATGCACCTGAGAACTGGAATGAAGATGATTATATTGAAATTAATGCTGGCGGTAATCGTATTACTGGTTTGGCTACTGTTGCTGGTCAGTTAATTATTTTTAAACCAAACGCAATTTTTGCTTTGTTTGGTTACGATTCAGATAATTTCCAAGTTGTGGAAGTTTCTAGTAATCTTGGTGTTGACACACCACACAATATTGCTGTTAGCGACAAAGGTGTATATTTCTTTTCTAATCCTGAAGGTGTATATTATTATAACGGTTCTACTATTACGGACATTTTTGAAAACCTTAGACCTATTATTGATTTGGATTATATTACTGTTGGTGTTGAAGATGGTTTTCATTTAAGTTGGATTGGTCAACGGTTGTGGGTTTCTGCACCTTATTCTAGGACTGGTGCTGTATCAAATAGTACTGTTAATTTTGTTTATGACCCAACTATTAGTGCTAGGGGTTCTTGGATGCAGTTTTCAACTGCGGACGGCAAAGGTTTGACTGCTGGATGTAACTGGCATAATGCGTCCAATGTTGAGTTTCGTTTACTAACTCATCCAACTTTACCTTATGTTTTACAGATTGATATGTATGATGAAGAACTTGATAATATTTCTGGCACTGATGTTTCTTATACTAGTAAGTATCGTACTAAATGGTTTGATGCTGGTTCCTATACTCAACGTAAAATGTTTCGCCGTCCAGAGTTTGTTATTAAACAATCTGCTGTAAATCAAACTATTGGTGTTAAAGTTTATCATGATTTTGATGAGGCTGATGGTAATGAACGTAGAACTTTTAATTTAACACAATCACCAATTGGTTCTGGTATGGTTTGGGGGTCTAGTAATTGGGGGGATAATTGGTCTACTGGCGCTATTAGTTCTTTGTTGATTACTGGAAACAATTTGGGTTTAGCCCAAACTGTTCAACTAGAGTTTAACGGTCCTTTGGGACAGTTGTGGGGAATTAACAGTATTGGATACAAATATCAACCTAGACAGGTTAAAGGATAACAATGGCTACACTTACTATTCCACATAGTTTTACAAACGGCACAGCCGCTATTGCGACTGAAGTTAATGCAAACTTTGTTGCTATTAAAACGTTTACTGAAGCGTTGGCGGCTGGCACAAACATTGACGCTGGGGCTGTAAACTCGGCTGCAATGTCTGCAACTGGTGTGGTTGCTGGTGTTTACACAACAGCAAACATTACAGTTGATTCGGCTGGTCGTTTAACAGCAGCCAGTACTGGTACAAGTGGTGTAACTGGTGACAGTGACCAGTTGGTGTTGGGTTCGCAGGTGTTCGGTTAATGGCTTGGTCTGTTAACTCGTTGTCTTTGCTGACAAGTGTGGACAAAAATGTTTTACAAAACATTTTTGTGTCACTTCAGGCTGAACTAGAACGTTTACAAAAAGAAATAGACGAATTAAAACAGTTGAAAGCAATTAGGTAACATTATGTCAATGATAGACGCATATTATGGCGATTATGGGATGGCTGAAGCATCTGCCCGTAAACGCCGTTCCGCAACCTCAATAGCAAACCAACAGGCTGCGTTTCTGGGACAACAACGTGGCACACGCAACATAGCAGATTTGACACGTAAACTTACCGAAGGTTTTCGCCCACAAATGGCTAGTTATGGTAAACGTGGTTTGGCTGGTCCTGGTGTGGCTTCAGGTATTCAACGTAAAGGTTTAGAACGTTACGCTGCCGATATGCAACGTGGAATATCTGACGAAACACAAATGCTACAGGATGAACAGAACCGTATTGCTATGAGTGAAGCAGCATCTCAGGCTGACCTTGAGGATTATTTGACGCAGTTACGTTTACAAAAACAAAGAGATATTATTAGTTCGGCTACTGCCCTTAAGCAGTATGCTGCCTATTAGGGGGTGTTATGTCGTTTAAATTAGTTAATGGCAAATGGGTACAAAGTGGTCAACTTCCGCCTAACCCATATTTGCAACAACCGCTTCCTGTTCCACCATTAAATTTGGATGCTTTGTATAAAAAATATAATGAAGATGTTCTTGCGTGGCAAAAAGAAAACAAAAAAACCGCAAATGTTATGCCGCCTGATTCGTGGTTAAAACCACGTCAGGCGTTGCTGCAGGGACAGATAGAAGCACAAACGTCAGCACGACAAGAAATAGTTGACCGCAACAATGTTATAATGTCACAAAACTTTTCAACAAAACAAACATTGTTGGATAATGCACGTGAGGACAAATATCGTCAAGCACAATTAGATTTACAACGTGCTGCTGCTGGTACTGCTGCTGCTGTTCGTGCGCAAGAACGTATAGATGCTTTGGCTAAAGAAAAACGTGACCGTGAAGCACAAGTTGCAGCAGAGGCACGTGCGCAACAACAACAAGTTGATGCAGAAAAACGTCAAATAGCACGTGAAGATGCGTTAGCAGCCGAAACTAGACTTCGTGGTATTGCGGGTGGTAACGCTGCTGCTGATTATCTGTTTTCACAAGCAGGAAAACGAACCACTGAAGGTTTGATAAGAATTAAAGAACTTTATGACCCAATGAAAACTATGGCTGATAGCGAATTTGCTACACAACTTGAACTATTGGCTAATGATTTTAAAACTGCACGTGGACAAGTTACGGGTGCGGGTGAAGATTTCTTAAAAAACTTTGTTGATAGTGTCGCTTATAAAGATGTTCCTATTAGTACTTTGGAAGCACCAACAAATCCTTTGTTGGCTGCATTACAATCTCAAGGTGCTGGTACTGGCGAGGTGCAGGCTATAAGCGATTTTGCTAAACAGTTTGCTACTAGTACATCAGATTTGGGTAAATGGGCTGCTAGTCAATTGAATGTTGGGCAACAAAACTTTGACATTGCTAGTAAACGTGCTGCTACTGGTGCTACTACTGCTGCTTTGCAGGGTTTGGCTGGTCAGGAACCACGTATTAAGGCTGGTATGCAGGCTGACCTAAATAAACGTTTGCAAGATATTGCGTTGCAAAAAGCACAAGCAAGTGAAAACGTTTATGCTAGACAGGCAGCGCAAGAAGATTCGGCTGCAGCAATAAGGGCGCAAACTATGCAACAGTATGGTTATGTGCCAAAACCTGAAGAACCTAAAGAAACTGAAAAACCTAAAGAAACTGAAAAACCGCCAGCCGATGATGCGGCTGCGGCTGCGGCAGCAGCGAAAAAGAAGGCTGAAGAAGAAGCCGCTGCTAAGGCTGCTGCTCAACGAAACGAAAGCATAGCGCAAGTTAAAGCAATGCGGCGAGCGGAGTTTTAGGAACAGGTATTCTTATTATAGGATACTAATTTAGGGACTTTTCATGGCTGTAACACGTTCACCGTTTGTTAAGAAACAAACACTTGACCGACCTACTGGATATGGCTTTGATGATGCAGGTAAGGCAATATACACGTTCAAAGATGGTACGTCACGTATCTTAAGACCGCAACGTGACACCTCTCAAGATGAACAAGATTTTGCTGATGCGCAAAATGAATTAGAACAAAACATTTCTAAAGCACAATCTAAAGCGTTTGAAGTTGGCAAAGACAGCATCGTTGACCAACTTGGCAATATTGCAATGGGTGGTGCGCCTAAACAGATTGGTGGTGGCTGGTTTAAGAAAGTGTATGATATTGCTACACTTCCTTTAAATTTGACCAGTAGAGAAAAATGGTTGTCGCTTGGTGAGGTTAGTAAGCCTGTTAGGTCTACTTTGCAATCTGCGTTAAATGAAGTTGCTGATGGTTTAACTGTTCTTACTGGCAGAACAAGAATTGACGCACGTGGCAATAAAGTTAAACCTTCTATAAAAGAGTTTGTTAGCAATGCCCGTAATTTTGATTTTCAACCTTTTGGCGAAGGTGGAACAGTTGGAAACGCTAATGCGCTTCCAAACAAAATAATGAATTTTGTTACAAATACTTTAACTGACCCTGCAACGTATGTAACACTTCCAGCAAGTGCTGCTGGTAAAATGGGTAAATTTGCAACAGTTCTAAAAGGACTTGAGTTACAAAAAAAGTACCCTAATCTAATTGATGATGTCGTATTGGATAATCTTGGTCGCAAAGGTCCTGTTGCTTTTCCAAAAGAAGTTAGAGATGCTGAAGGTATTTTTGTCGGTGTCAAGTATATGGGTAAGGAAATTCCAAACTCTAGTGTTTTAGCAGAAATTTGGGCTGATACTGCTGGTGCAGTTAGCGCCAAAGCAGGCGACATATTTTTCCGCAAATATCCTAAAGCGCAAACACTTATTTCTAAATCCAAAACCAAACCCCTTGTCCTTGCTGGATTAGGTCGTAGACACTTATCTGGAAAAGAATGGTATGACACCTACTTACAAGGTTTAGCACATTATTCTGCCAACACTGTTGGCAAAAGTACTGCCTTGTATGCTAAAGGTGTTATTTCGGGTGAAATAACCAACACGGCTATGGCAGTAAAAGGTTTGCCTGACGATGAACAAAAACTTTTAGTTCCATTAATTGAAAACCGTTCTGGTGCGGTGACAAACAATCCTTTAACACAAGAAATTGTTGAAGGTTTTAAGGTTTGGGATGGTGCGCAACGTGATGTTATAAACGCTAAAATAAATGAACTTTCAGTTAAATATGGCATTAATGTTAAAGAAATGGGTTTTGTTGAAGACCATATTTATCATTCTATTACTGATGATGCGAAAGAATTTTTGCGTAGCCAAGGCGGAAATAAAAAAACTGGTCGGGCAAAATATGCAAAATATTTTGCGGACTATAAACTTACTGCTGATGAAATTAAAACTGGCAGAGGTATCGCTAGTTACCGTAAAGTTCGTGGACCTGAACTTAACCCCGTAACTGGTGTTACTGAATATTCTGAGTTTTTGGGACAAAAAGTTTTAAAAGGCGACATTACTGAAATTAATGAAATTGCCATGAAAGAACTTGGTGTTCCTTGGTTTAAAACAGATTTGCCTACAATCATTGATGACAGTATTGCTTCTTATAGTCGTATGCACGGCAGGTATGACTATGTTGAACGTTTGTTAGATTTTGGTCCAGAGGTTATTAAACCTTTGATTAAACAGGCTGTTGATGACGGTCCAATTGCTGATACGTTATATAAAATTGTTACGGACTTAACTTCTGAATATCAAAGATTAACTCCAAGGGTTAAACGAAATGTTACTGCTGGCTTGGCGGGCACTAGAGAAGGTTTGGCAACGGAACTCCAAGAGGTTTCTGATGTTGCTCGTGCAGTTTTGTCGGGCAAAGCATCTTACCGCAAAGCGGTAAATGATGAGACTTTAAAGGTTGTTTCTAGCATTGACGCAATTATTGAACGTATGCAAGAACTTGCAGAACAGGCTGTGAAGGTTTCACCTGATAAAAAAGGTGAGTTTAACAATTTGTATTTAGCAACCATGCGTCATGCTGCGGAAATGAAAGAAGCGTTGCTTAATGGCGAAGGTGACCGTTTCTTGTCTATGCAAGAGTTGCGTTACGAATATGTTTCTAGGTTTCCCAATAATGATGATTGGCAAGGCAAATCGGCTGAATGGATGGCTGAACGCATTGTGCGTGACGCTGGTGGTGGTGATGCAATAGATGCAAGAGAAGTTTTCCGTCAGAAAACTCATGACACTTTAATTAATTTGCGTGACGAAATTCCTGCTGGCAACCCTGAAGCAGCACGTGTAATTGACGAAGCAATATTGGCGAACGAAACAGAGTTAGAAGCGTTGGCTCGTATAAATGTTGCTAAAGATAATGCGTCTTATGCTACTGAGGGTTTGATTTATGGTTTTCCACCAGGTTTTAGTGACGAACCTATTCCGTTTCAACTTTATACAACTAAACCTATTGATAATGAATTTGGTACGTTTGCGCAAATGAAAGATGCCGTTGTTGGTCATGCTATACCTGAACAAGATTTGTTGGATTTGCGTGACCCAACTACTTTTGCAAATTTTCTTAATCCTGAGTTTTGGGCTGATGATTTAAACAGGGCTTGGGCTGAAGTTGGTGTGCCTGATATGATGCCAATGGATGTTGTTGACAATATGCTTGCTAACAATGGTTTTATAGACCCAGAGTTTATTCGTGCTTATCCAGAAAAAGCGGAATGGTTAATGGGTATGTATGATATGCAAACTAAAGTTGATACACTTTTAGAAACCGCTGACGATGTTTTGCCAATGTCTAATGAAGAACTTAATGATTTCTTTACATGGTTTGCCGATATGCAAGAACGTCTTGCTGGGTCTTTAAGTCCTGATAATGCTGAAAGTGTTGGTAAGGTTGTTGCAAATAAATGGTTTGGTGGAGTTGTGGACGATGCTGCCGCAAATGGTTATAAAGGTGCTTTAATGCCTTTAACACGCATTTTTGATGACTTTGAACCTTCTTTGAATGAGTGGGCGGTGTTGTTGCCGAGCAACACACCTGCGTTTAAAGTTGGTGATTCTATTGCTTCGCCTTGGCAGTTGTTAGAAAATAATAGTTTTATGAAAACCATTATGGACGAAACATTAGAAGCCACCCATGTAGCAAAGACAGATGTAAAGAAGTTGTTGCAACAAAACGGTATTGAGGTTGGGCAAACGTTAGCGGAACGTGCAAAATTGGATGAGCAGATTGCGGAATCAACTAAAGTTGATAATGCTTTCAAGGCTTTAATGAATTTGCGTAGCACAGATAGTGTTCAAGTTGGTGGCAAATCTGTTCCCAAAACAGTTATTCTTAACAAACTTGCAACACTTGACAGTTTTTTTAGTAATGCTTATAGCAAAATTGACCAAGATATTTTGCGTGAAATTGAAAAAACTTTTGGTCCAGAAGAACTGCAAACATTGCGTTTAGATTATAAACAACGTTTACCTATGTTGTTAAACGAGGTTAAAGTTTTGGAAACTTGGACTGACGAGGTTGGTTCGGCGTTGGAACAAGAAGTCAATGACTTTTTGTTGCTGTTGTCCAATAAACCGCCTAAGGGTTCTACGGCTGCTAGTAATGCGGCTTGGTCTAAACATGTTGAGAAAAGTCTTGAGTCGTCTTTGTTATTGCAAGATTCACCTGCAGTTAAAGAGGCTTATGACCGTGTAACGAAAATTTTGCATGCCGATGAGTTGGCGTTGGCTAAAATTGAATCAGAGATTCCTCAAGCGTTTAGTTTTTATGCGCAAGCAAAAATGTTGGGTATTCGTGGGCAAAAGTTTATTGATGTTGCCGAACAAGGTTGGGAAGAACTTGCTGGTTTGGGATTGCAAATCCCAAAGGAAGCAAAAGAACAGTGGATGCCTGCTATAAAGAAGTTAAGTGATGCGGGCGAGTATGGTGCGTTTTTAAGAAACTTTGATAAAATGAACGCATATTGGAAACGTTGGGTTACTGCTAGCATTGGTTTCTTTGTGCGTAACGGCATGTCTGCAACGTTTATGAATTATGCTGATGGTGTTACTAATGACGCTATTAGTACTGGCATAAAGTGGGCGGCGGCGCAAAATGATACTGTTGGTAAAAGATTAAATAATAAAAACTTTGCTAACTGGATGGCAAGAGCAGGCATTACAGACCCACAAGAAATGGCAAAAGCAGAGTGGGCAACTAAAGTTGTTATGGCTACTGGTTATGGTGTTAATGATGATTTCGCTGCACCGACAATTGGGCGATTGGCTCAAGTTACGACAGATAAATATATTGGTTTTTTTCAAAACAAAAACAGTTATGTTGAACGTGCTGTTCGTTTGCCAATGGCAATAGATTCGTTTAACAAGGGGCATACGTTTGATGAGGCAGTTGCACGTATTTCTCGTGTACATTTTGATTATAGCGATTTGTCTAAGTTGGATGAAACCGTAAAGCGGTTTATTCCGTTTTGGATTTGGACTTCCCGAAACATTCCGCTTCAAATGACACAAATATTAACTCGCCCTAAAGCGTATTATGAGTATCAAAGAGTTCAAGAAGAACTGCCTGTCAACGCTAACTTGATGATGCCTAAATGGATTAACGAACGTGAACCATTAGGTTTGGGTAATGGGTTGGCTAATTGGGTGTTGACACCCGATTTGCCTCATATTCGTATGAAGGCGATGTTTGAAGGGTTTGCTGACCCACAACAATTGTTGGGTCAAACTGGTTTGCCAATTAGATTGCCAGCAGAACTTATAGCGGGTAAAAAGTTTGGAACTTTTGTTCAAGACTTTAACGCCTATGGGAAACAAAAAGAAGTTAGAGGTCCATACGAAACTTTGATTGCTAAGGCTTTAAACAGATTTGTTAACGATGGTCAAATTACTACTGACAAATACGGTAATTGGGTTATGGATGAAAGAGTTACCCATATTGTTGAATCTGTTTTCCCAATTATTGCGCAAATTAACAGATTGACTGGTGGTGCAACTGGCGGTAAAGAAGCATTAGAGGAACGTATGTTGTCCAGTATTTTTAATTATGCTGGTATACCTGCTCGTGAGATTGGTCCTGTGCAACAAAAACAGGAAGCGCAACGGCGTAATAAAGAAGTGGAAGATTTGCTTAAACAATTAAAACAATACGGTTACGAACAGGGTATTGGAATAACTGAAGAACCTTAATTGTCGTGCAGGTTTAATCCTTGTGTTAGTTCTGCGATAATTTTAGAGTATTCAAACCAACTTTTGTTTTTGGCGATTTCATCGCCAGATTGCGCACGTAAATATAATTCAACTAGTTCTCGTGCAGCAAGGACAGAAATGACGAACTCTACAACGAATCCGTCGCTGTCGTCTTTAATCATGCTTGTAAATACGCCTTCTAGTTCGCTGATGTCGTCTTTGTCAAATAGATACATTAGTTCGTTTAAATCTTCGGGGTCCCAGTCGGGTCGTTCAGATGTCACGGAAGTGTTCCAGTTTACGTATTGCTACTTCTAGGTCGTTTACTTTGTTTATAAACGTTTGTGGTGACCCGTAACGTTTTAGTTCTTTTTTCATTACGGCTAGTTCGTGTCGTAGTTTATCTATGTTAGTTGTTTGGGGTAATTTGGTCATATAGTTGTTGGGCTATTCCTTCTACGATTTGGTCTATGTCTAATCCGTTTTCTGATTTAAAATCTTTTCCCAAGATGTCTCGCATCACTACGATTACACCCATTAGGGTTGAGATTATGAACTCCATGTTGATGAAAATTTTATCTTCACCTATTGAGTATTGTGTTCCTTCTTTGCCGTATTTTGATTCTGTTTGTTCACTCATTTTGTTTCCTCTAATATATCATAATTGGAATAGGACATTGATAAAACACGACCACTAGGTGCAACTGCTATCCATGTTGGGGCATCGCTATCACAATAACAGCCTATTGTTCGTTTCTCATCATTTTGAAAAACATGTTTGCAGTTGTTACAGCGAACTGTAACCATTATCGTTTATCTCCTTTCAATGGCAACTTAAACGAATCTTCGTTTAACATAATTGATATCATAGCATAACCCACAATATCAATATATGAATCTATCAATGATTCGTTGGTTGGTTGATTGCGTTTACTTAGGTTGTCTATGCGAGCAATTTTATCACATATGCGAATTGCTACGCCAATAATTCCAAAGTTTGTGATGTTGTTGTGTCCATAGTCGTGTTGTTTACGACACAACAATTGCACCATTTCACTATGTTCAAACGGTGGGTGGTTATCTAGTAGCCATTGTAATGCTTGTACGCCCGCACGTTCCAAAACTAATGTGGCTAGTTCTGTGTCGGATTCTTCTGCGTCACCAAGTTGCAAACTTTTTATCCACTTACTTATATAAGTTTCTATTGGTTTAAACATTTTGGGGTCAGGTAACGTAGTTGATGCTTCTTCTCTTAGTTTTGTTAATGCTGCATCAGCCGCTTTATTAAATGTGTTATATGTTGGTTTCATTGGTCTCCTATTATGCCGTATTTGCTGTTTAATATTTCCATGATAACTGGATTCTGTTTTAACAATATTTCTAGTTTATTTACTGCTGATTTCGTTTTACGCCAAGCATGTGATTTTGCTGATATACCTACTTCACGGGCGGCTTCTTGAAATGTTTTGCGTTCATAATAAATCAAGTATATCATTTGCTGGTCAGTCGCATCCATAGATGCGACAGTTTCTGCTATTGCGTCATACAACACGATGTCGTCATCAAAATCGTTTGCCGTAGCATTGGGTTGCATTAACCATTCTATTTCGTTTGAATGATATTTTTTCTGATTAGGTATGTTTTCAGGAGTCATATTTTTCGTTTATCATCATGTCCATAACATCTTCGGGCTGTAACAAATATCCCATGCTGGGGTTGCCACTACGCCACGCAAATTTGTGGTACGCTTTTGGATTAAATCTGTCTTTGTTTGCTTTCAAATAACGTTTTAATCGTGGCACAGACACAATAACAAACGCACCGTCCAAAGCATACACGTATACCCACCATTCCGCTTTTGTCACCGCTAAACCTGATGGTTGCCAAAATGGTTCGCCGTTGTCGTCAAGACGGCGGCGAGGATTCTGCACCATTTCTAACACCATTCTGCCGTTACGGTATCGGTCTGTTTTAACTTCAAACGCACCACTACTAATTTTTCCTAAAAATTCGGATACAAGTTTTTCGCCTTTATGACCGAACGATAAATCTGTTTGCCAATCGTGAGGCATTGGACCTATATCATAATCTGATTTCTTACTCATTCTTTACTCCCAACTATAAGTGTCACTTGCTTGTCATCTGCCCACGCAACACCGTTTAATCCGTCCATCAATAACTTTATGTAATTATCTAGGTCGCCACGAAGTTTGCTGTCGTTTTGCGCAATGTTTTGTAAATTGATAGAAATACCATCTTTGGAAAATGTACAAACCAACATTACGTCACCTTCATATTTTGGACCAGTGTACGCCGTGCGTATAACATCTTCAGATTCTAAAGTGCGAGCAGGAGTATAAACACGCCCATACCTTGTCATACGGGGTCGCCCTTTAGGGATAGGTTTTGTTTCTATAAATTGGCTATGTTTTTTCATGTTTTCCTAGTCTGTATAAAGGTATGGAATGGTGCGCCAGAGTTGCTGTCAAATCTGGCGCTAATAGATAATGATTTTAACAGAACACGTTTCGCTGATGGTTGAGTTATGCGTTTGTTGCTGGCATACATTTGCATAGCACCCAACCCGTAATGCGCACCTGAACCAATAGCATACAAACCGTTTGCGTCCATTTCTGTACTGTAGTCTGCGTCTATTTGATAGATGACACCATTAGCGCACACCAAAGAGTCTATGGACGCTTCTGCGGGATTAGATTCGTATTGTGGTAGTCCTAAACCGTTTGATTCTAAACATTCTCTATAGGTTGGTATAAATTGGCTGACCATAAATTTTGTGAGTTTGTTGCCATTAAGTTTTGGTGGTAGTTGTGGTGGGTTAAATACGTGTTGAATAATGTTTGCGCCTCGTGTGTCACCTGCTACACCTATAAAGTATTTGCCGACTGCAACAACTTTTGCTTGCGTCATTTTGCCTATGCGACCATAATCATCTGACCATTGACTGTCTGAACCTATGGCGCAATAATCGTCGCCTTGTATTGCAAGTATTGTTGTCATGAGTGTACTCGTATAACTAGTTTGTCTATTTCTAGTTCGCCGTTAGCACGTAAATGATATTTACCCCACCGCTTGTCAGCGGTTTTGAGAATGATTTTGGTTTGACTAGGGTTGAGTCCTGTTTTGACACACTCGTAACCGAGTTTGGCTAGGGTTGATGAACGGTCTTTGGACGGTAGTGGTCCGTCACGCCAAATGACTTTACCTAGCGGAGACAGAACTTGCATAGCCTCGTCTAATGTGGCATCATATTCTGTGGGCATAATCCCAGGTGTGGGTTTGATTATGGGTTTATAATGTGCAGCAAGCCGTGCGATGTCGGCTGGTGTAGTGCGGTTGGCGATAGCCATAGAAACAAAGTCGCAAATATGTAGAACTGATTGAAAGTCGTTAGGGTTAAGAACACGCTGGTTGTGTGTTGTTTCGTCAGCGTAATTAGGGTAAGGTAAACGAACATAGTTGCCGTACTGTCCGTGTCGTAATGTGGTTTGTTTAGGGTTCACTTCTGTTGCTGGCACTTCGGCAACTTGGTGCGCAGCCAATAACATGTTACGCATAATCTCAGCGGACACTGGTTCTGTGGCAAACACCCAAACATGGTAACCTTTGGAACGTGAACGTTCTATCCATGATGTGACACCACCTGCCTGTAATGCGTCATGTAGTTGTCGTGCTTGATGTAAAGATTGTTCTAAGCCTAAATCAAAGTCTGAACAGCCCCACACTACGGATGCTTGACCGTTGATTGGAACAATCGGATATACGCCGATACGTTCTGACCCGTTTAAGTGTCGTTCAAATGTGCCAACATTAAGCGGTAACTTGGCACAGCCCCCACTGTCCATGCCGTACACGTCACCACGACCACGAAATAGTTTTATAAAGTTATCTAACAGTTTGTCGTCTATCATATACCCCCTTTACCAATCGGTTAATATTTCTTGCATAGTTAATTGTTCTGTTTCGGATTGCACAATATTGTCATCAAGTCGGTATGGTAACACCCCGTTCTCCAACCTTTTCAACCGACCAGTTCCTGCTTCAATCAAGAAGTCCATATCGTCTAACAGGACGGACGCAGGACGTTTACACTTAACCAAGTTCAACGTAACCGTATCCATGTGGATACGTAAATTATATTGCAGTTCTTCTATTTTGGACATAATACGTTCAGTGTTTGATGCTTTATCTAATTTTTCTTGCAAGTCACGAATATGTCCTTCTATCTCAAATCGTTTACGGCGTACACCAACAATGTGTGTTGCTTGTTGTTCACCACCATAAGCACCTGAACTGATAGTCATTTTGCGTCCATCAGCACCTGCAGTACGACTGGACTGGTGCAAAACAATTAACGGAATATTATGACGTTTACCGAACGCTTTAATGCTGTTGGCTTTAGACGGAACATCTTCTCCACCGCCTGTAATCAAATCCAAATAGTCCACAACGATTAGTTGTGGGTCACCCAATACGTCTATTGATTCAGACAAAGCACGTTCCATTTCAATGAGAGACACTGTTTGGTCAAACACTGCTAGGTTCGGAAAATGTTCTAATGCCGTATTACGCAATAAGTCAATGGATTGTCTGTCGTTTTCAGCAATGCGAGTTTCTAAAACGTTTGCGTCAATGCCGTGAGTAACACAAGCCAACTTAATTAACGTTAAAGTGCGTGGCTCATCGGGACAGAAATAGATTACACGTTTGTCTTTGTTGGCTACAAGAATCTGTAGCAACGCCAACGTTTTACCGCTATGGCTATAACCGTTTATAATACACATTTCTGACGGTGCAATGCCACGCATTTGTGCATCTATCTCATGAAAACCTAGATAGATTCTTTCTTGTGGTGATTGCGCCCAGTGAACATAATCATCTGCGGCTTTGTGTAATGGTGTGTAATACGCTAAAGGTGCGGTAGACAAGTCGGGCGTGGGAAGAATTTCCCCACGCCCCAACTTTGCCCAACGACCCACATAATCGGGGTCGGTCACAGGTTACCGCCTAACTCGTGGTTCCCAAAACGCTTCTGTACCTGTAGTGGATTTGAACCAAGGGCGCTTAGGGTTGACCGCTAAACCGTCACGGTTATCCCAAACTTCGGTAACGCCCTTCTTTGCACATTCAGTGTGCAACCATGCAGGAATTGGACCATGTTGCGTACCTTTGATACGAACTTGACCGCCTTGCGCTGGTTGAAACGCTGGTTGTGTTGATTGTGTTACTACTTGGCTATTTGGAAACGCTTGAACCAACATTTCTTCTTGCGTTGGTGCTTCGCCTGTCATACCCATTTTGGTAAACAATGCGTCTACCGTTGCGTCTAATGCCAAGACAAAATTGGCAATATTCATTTGAACATCATCTGTCTTGGGTGTTATATCGGCAGCGATTTTACCTGCAACCTGAATAACAATTGATTGGTCTCTGTTTACTGTAGTAATAACTATCTCCTATCTATTTGTTGTTGTGAACTAACTATAGCATATCCTTATTCAGCGTCGTGGCAATTAAAAGCGCCTTTACAAACACTCCAAAATGAACACCACTGTTCTGAACATAACGCACTTTCATCATTCGTTATCCATTGATTATCTACACCAGTTCTTAGGGCTACGTTTACCGCCCCACGAACATGATGTTTTAACCAATTCCAATGTTCAGCACCCCGATAAATTGGCACAATTTGTGCTTTCGGGTCTAGTTGCCGAATCATTACACCATAATTAAATTTTGGTTCAATGTCGGTATCGTGAGATACCGCATAAGTATAAACTGTTGGCTGAATAGCGGACTTTTGTTTACTAAACTGGCTGTAGGATTTTTTTGCTGTTTTCCAATCCCACACAACACCATCTTCGTCTACGTAATCCATTGTGCCTTCTAACCAAACGCTATAACCATTAACGTCAATGCCCAACGGTACTTTAAATGGGTGTTCAGTTTTTCCACCCAGTTTTACTTTAGGTAAAATTGAATCATAAAACGCTTTAGACATTGATTCTAAATATTGCGGAATTTCTTCCTGATTAATGTTAGACTTTTTATAATTTGTTGTTTCCAGCGACTCGTAATCATTGGCAACTACATCTAACATGTCAAGAAAGTTTGAGGACGTACCATTAAGTACGGACTCAATACCTGTATGAACTGCTGTACCTATAATGGTGGCATCTGAACCCGTTCTAAACTCTGGACGTACTATACCAAGTCTAGCACGTTCAGGGCAAATAGCCATGTCACCAAGCCAAGACTGTCTGACATAAACGACTTTATTGAGTTCATCTACCCGCATCATTTCTCCTTTAGATATTAAGTAATAGAATATATATAACTGTTAATAGAATTACAGCATAGACAATCTTCATGATTGGCTATCTAAATTAGGAAACTCTTGCTTTAACTTAGCCCATAATTTTTGGGCTTTTTCACTAGGGTCATTTTTGATTTCGTTGTAAACTTTTTGTTTATGTTTACGTATTCTATCGTTCATTTGTTCTGTTGTTTCATTTTCTCTCATGGTTCTAGTATACCTTTCTGTTGTTTGACTTCTTCATGTCTCTGCTAACTCTGAATAGTTTTTTCCAATAAGTCATAGTAGTTTTGCCTGTTTGGAACAAACGGGCAATACCAGCATAACTTTTTCCTTCGGTGTCAATCATAAGTGTGCTAAAGTTCCGAAACTGTTCTTCGGTCATAACATGTTTATGTTTATTGACACTAACGGCACAGATAAACTGTTCTAACGAAACGTTAAGCCGTTTTAATATATCTATAATGTGCAGCGTTGGGTGTTGATGTGCGGCAGCCATTACGCTGTCACGAATCAGTTTCCATTTATGCAAATTAGTGTAAGATTCAGGAAACCGTAAGGCTACGATGTCGGATTCATTGGCATAATAAATTCCGCCATACTCCGCCCACAGGTCATGAACATACAATAATGTTTCTAAATACTCTAGAGTTGTGTCATTAGTCCATTCGTGACCTTTAACATAACCTAAGATTTCTGCTATTCGTTCACCCTGCCACATGTCAAACACAGCGTCTTTAGACACCATAACTGACTTGGCAGGGCGAACGTCACATAAACACGATTCTTCGTGTTCTGTTACACCGCATTGTTCAATCGTCATTTACTTCGTCTTTCCAATCTGTCGGGTTTTCTGCCTCAAATTCTTGAATTAATCCTTCCATTATATCATGCCCAAATTCAATGCACGCTTCTGATAACCGTGTACCAATTTCGTCCATAACATAATCACACTGGTCGTCCGTCCAATCAGGACGATAACCTTTAATATCTTCACCTAACCATATAATTGTACTCATTATTTATCTCCTTTTTTTGGTTGTGATATAACAAATCCACCTATATTTTTACTTATCATTTCTATTTCATCGTGTAAACCAAACGCCGCAGCGCTAATGCCGTGTGTTATAGAACTATCTAACTGTTCATACAACAAATCTACTGCACTATCTGAGTCTTTGGCGTAAACATCAAACGAAATACTGAACGTACCACGATAAAGATTCATTCTGATTCCTTTCCGAAACCGTTAGGTTTCTTAGATAATTGCATAATCCCATGCTTGGTACACATAGGTTTGTCTGTCATGCGGACATGGATTTCCACACCATGCCCACACAACGAACATTCATAATAACCTTTCGGATATAACTTGCGTTCAACTGGCGCTTTCATTATTTCTCCGTTTCTTTTTTCAGCCAATCTTCAATCTCACCAACCAACTCAACCCCATCTTCTTCCGCATTATAATCTTGAACCGCTTTCAATATTCTTTCCAATAACGTATTCATTTTGTGAATCGTTTCTTCTGTTTGTTCACCTCTTGCAATATCTTCACCGAAAGAATCCATTACTTCCATAATTTCGTCCTCAGGAACTAAATTGTTTTGCACAGCGAACTGCATTACTTCCGCAATGAAACTGGCTTCATTATAGGATTCGGCTACACGTCGCAAAAATCCGCTCATCAACCACTTGACAAACGTATCGGGAACATCGCCGTCCTCACCGTCACCAGCGTCAGTAACAACAACAACGTTACCACGAATCTCTTGACGGAACAACGCACTGGCAAGCCAATTCATTTCCGAATCCTTGATTCGCCCTTCATCATCGCAATAACCAACCAACTCAAACGGTTCATTAGTGTCACGTTTCTGTGCAAAAACACGCACAGCCTCAATATTGCCACCAACCAACGACTGAATTGACTCTAACCCATTAATTACAACGGGTTCAGGTTCAACACCCGAACCACACTTTAATAACACTGCCGATACTGTACTCATTACATTACCACCCTTTCATAAGTAGTTTGATTATTATATTTATAACACATAACGCAACCAACACTTGATACGCTTTTGCAAACAAACGTTTACTAGGCGTATCATTCTCTAACCAATACGCTATACGATACCACCAATATTCTATCATACCAGCCCCAATCCTGTAATCGTAGACATAATGAACTTCATACCATCTTCCTCAAAATCACCAGTGCCTGACTCAAAGTTATCAATTACAATATCCGCATTAACATGCGATTTCATTTTGCAATTAGACGCTGAACCGTAACTACCACCAATAATTTTCTTCGCTTCTTCCCACTTAGACATCTCCATGTTAGAAAACGAGATACGTCTAAGCATAGACGGGTGAGCAATTGCAAACATCAAATTATCAATGTCCAACAACTGTTGCGAATCATGCAATTTCGTGAGCATACTATGATATTTGTTGCTACTAGAAGTTGCAATCTCGCTATAAACCTCAACACCGACACCCAAACGATTAATGATATCAACCAATGAACATATCATCGCACCACGTTGCTTGATTGTCTCTGCTGAAACACCGCTATTGACAGTACCATTGACCAGTAATCGCACAACACGCCCCATGCGTGTTTGTGGCACATCAACATAATCAATCATACACTCAGGGTCACCCATAAGATAACGGTCAATATCGCCTGACTCGCCAGTAATATTGAACTTGGTCTCAAACAAGTTACCAAACGTTGCGCTGATGATGTTATCCAACGAGTTAATCAACTTATCAACCTCAGGACGTATATCATGCCAACCACGTGTACCCAAATCGCAAGCCTCGTCCAAACTATCAGACCCACGCCAATCAGGTCTATCACGTTTATCAGACGACTTGCGTTTCTTGTTGCTTTTAGCGTCCACCAACAAATCTGCCAGTGTATCATATTCTTCAACCCAAACGCCAGTCTTAACTGTACCTGACGGACTAACATAATCATGTATAAACTGTCTCATAATATCTCCAATCGTAGTTGTTGTTTCCCTAATAATTTAACATACTAGTCCACGTCCGCAGGGAAGGATACGAACGTGAACTAGTAGTCACGAACGTTACACTTCTACTGGCGAACCTTTGGGTACGATAACCGATTCCATAACCTTGCTAACGATATCAGGTTTGACACCTTTAAGCAAACGCATGTCAATAGCGTCCTGCCAAGTGAACCCACCAGCAAGCAACTTAGCACCACCAACACTAGCACGAGGCGACACAATCACCTTCAGACCATGAGTATCAACGTTACGGCGTGCAGTACGCACAATATTCAACCACGTTGAACCATGTTCCATATTCAAACCCGTACCACGCACCAACTCAGTCTCAAGGCGTTCATCAATCTTAACGTGCATCATCGTGAAACGGTCAATCGTAGCACCATCAATCGGGGCACGACCAACATATTCTGCAGTAGCACCATTACCCCACGTGTTCGCTGCAGCAATCGCAACAAACTGTGGGTGACGCTTAATCATACCGTCAGGAAACGACATGCTATCGTTAGATAACGCATCGTTCAACACGGTCAAAATATTCGGATTACTAGCGTCAATTTCGTCCATCAAGAACACGCCACCATGTTCATAACGGTCACGAAACCCCGTAGACTGATACAGGTTATCGCTAATAGCCTTGTAGCCTTTGATATCCGCTTTAGATGACTGCGAATTGAACGGCTCTGCACTAAATGCAACACCGAGCGACTCCGCAACCTGACGGGCAATCTTAGATTTGCCAACACCAGCGCTACCAGTCATCCACACATGTTCACCGCAAGAAACCGCACGAAGAACCTTAGGGAATATCTCATGAGTCAAACCAGTCACGGGACGAGTTTCACCAGTCGGCAAAACCACGTTAGTAACCAACGGACGAACATCACGTAACAACTCCCTAACGTATGAACGTTCTTCCGTTAATGCTGACTCAATCAACTTGCGCACCGCATCTTCGTCTACGCCAACAGACCGCAGAGCGTCCTGAATCACGTCACGAACAGCGTTAGCAACCCTATCACCAGTCGGCACAGACGGCACAAACGAAGGTTGTGACGGCTGAGGAATAACTGGCGGAACTGGCTGAGTAACATGCAACATCGTTACACCACGAGCAACACAATCGTTGCACGCTTGCAATACTGTCGCAAGAACCTCATCTTTCGTTTTCGCCATCGGTTTACCAACCCAAGTCAATCCAAAAGCACGTTTATACATAACAATTAGCGTGTTTTTGTCCAACCACCTAATTTCGTATGGATATTCTTTTCCACTAGCCAATAAAACATACGCTTTTCTTTCCGTGCAATCAACACGAACAATATTCATAGCCTTCCCTGCCATAACACTACCCTTTCTTTCTGCCCGACTAGGGCTTTTGTTTAATCGGCTGACGGAATTGCCAACCGAAATCTATTACTTCAACACGCACGTCCACGTCCGTGTACCTAGAAATGTTCATTAACACGCTGGTTTGTTGGCTGGTCTAATAAATCATACGACCATTTACCTATAACGTGACACCAACGGTGACACGTTAAACGGCAAACAATATCCAACGCATAACCCAACAAATCTCTAACCTTAAACATTATAACCACCAATCATTCATCTCAAGCAAATCAATATCCCAATGTCTACGAAACATCGCATGCCATAACGCTACGGGAATTGAATCACCTAACCAACGATTAAGTTTGTAACACTTTACACGTGCCATTTTCTTTAATGGATTCATAATTGTCCTTTCATATAATGAATGTATCCTTTTACGGGTAGCGGGGGTGTATTATAGCCCGCTACCCGCAGTGATTCACAACATAATCAGATTATAGGAAACTAACCCTACTGACTAACCTTGCGGAGACACTATCTCCCACGTGCATGATACTACCACACACGCTAGCGGTTCGGCAAGGTTATGAACCCCACAAACTCGGCACATGCCCGAACCCATAAACCCCTTTAGGTTTTACTTGCTTGCCACACGGTCAAACGTGTAGAAAATCTCATTCATGACCGTACCCGACTTCACATCAAACAACACAACACCTTCAGAATTGGTGCGAACTTGCTTCTCACGCTTGTCAGCGGTCATAACCGTAACAATCGTACCAACCTTGATTGGGGTACTTGCAGAAAACGCAACAGCCCAATCCTTGTCAATCTTCGCAAAGCGACCTACGATTGTTGGTGTTGCTGTCTTTGTTGATTTCTTAGCCATTAAAGTGTCCTTCCACTCTAGGGAACGGCTGTACGTTCACGTACATCTAATATCGTAGCACCATGCCACAACCACCATTCAATATTCTACTTCAACACATACGTCCGAGGACATACATGCTACCGTATTGCGGATAGTGAGGAATTGAACCTCAACAAGCGCACCAGCGCTACCCTGCCCACAAGGAGAAACGGGCAAAACTTAAACGGCGTAACCGTTCATCAACTCAATCAACTCATCTACTTCCGCTTCACGGCGAATATTCGCCTCAGCCCTCAACTGCAAAGCAAACTCTAACTCCGTTAAAGGCTTCGGTGCTTGCAACAATTCCAACATACTCACTCACTCTCCCATGCCGTAGCATGACTAGGTAATCGTTACCGAACGGCAACGACAAACAAACAACTTCAACACATACGTCCACGACCATGAACACATGCACTAAAGCATGTCATCAGCAACGACAACACAACAACAATACTTCAACACATGCGTCCAAGCACATGCACTCAAGCACATCATCACCATGTCATCGTTGCCAACAACACTACCCTAATTACTTCAACACATGTCACCGCCCGACCATCCGCCCGCATACGAGGCAACAAACAAATACCCTACTTCCTTCACGTCCGCTTGCCCGCCCACACACATGTGCGACCCCAAAAATTGTGGGCAGATTATAAACATTATGGCTCTTTATGTGGGTGCGAGTGCTAGTGTGTAAGACTTCTCACACGTCCGCACACGTTGAGGGGGGGGGCATGGGGGGGCGGCAGCCCTCGTGGACGTGTGACTCTAATAGTCTAGGGCGAGATAGAGGTAGCGGATACCATCCGCCTGTTTTGTCTGTGCTGAACAGGGGTGGGGGTTGTTTTGAACGGAGTCCCTAGTTTTGTATGGTTTAACAGTTCCATTTACGCAATGATAGCGCTTTGCGTGTTGGTCGTCCTTTGGAGTCTTTCATTGGTCCTGGCATGCCGCTCATGCGGGCGCAGAATGATTTGCGGCGTTTCGCCGCTTTTGAGTTTGGTTTTAGTTTGCTGGGTGGGGTGGTTACTGCCATTGACAGTTTTGACCCTGGGTTTTGTCGTCTGTAGGATGCTATGCCTGCGGCGTTTAGTCCACCTTCAGGGTTTTTTCCTGCTTTGCGTGTCCATGCTGCCGTCTTGTAGGCTTTGGTTGCGGCTTGTCGTGCGGTTGTTTTTTGTTTAGCCATTATTTGCCTCTTGCTTTTTTCCCTGCTGCTTTTGCTTTGGGGGTGTTGGGTACGAATTGTTTGCCTGCTTTGGTTCCTGCACGTTTTTTGCGGCTGGTTGCAGCGTATTCTGCGGCGGTTAATGATTGTATAGCCTTTTTAGGTAGATAGCGTTCACCTGTGGCTTTTGGTCCTTGGGTGGATGGTTTACCTGATTTGGTTCGCCATTTTTCTTTACCCCATTTGGATAAAGATTTTTGTTTACTGGTTTTGTTTCCTGTGTATCCGCCGCCTGCGGCTTCATATTTTTGGGCTACTAGTTGTGCTTTTCGTGCTGACCATTGCCCTGAACGTCCACCTTTGTTTCCTGCTTTTACTGACGCTAGGATTGTTGCCCGTAATGATGGTTTTGTGTAACCCATTATAGTTAATATTTACGAGTCCTAGTTTTGCCTTTACGAACATTTTCCCGCAACGCCATTTTATCTCGGTACTCTTTGGCTGTCGGTAAAGTTCTTACTTTTCTTTGACCTTTAGATTTAGTCGTAGATGGTTTTGGGGTATTTGCGTAAACAATACGTGAACTACGTCTAGGTTTTTCTGTTGGTTTCGGTGGTGTGTATGTTCCGCTACCCGTACCGCTACCAGCATCTTGCGGCAGTTTTGCTGTTGGCGACATTTTCATTGCAGCCTTATCACGTTCGTACTGACGTTTACCTTCAGGTGTGTACGCATAGTGTTTAACTTTTCCGTCTATTCGCTGTAGTTTTGGCATACACTTCCTCTGTCTTTGCTGTAAATAGTACTATCCTTAAACCGCCACCCTAAGGGGTGGCTATCTAACAGTCAGGCACTGACCCCCCTCAGTCCCCCCTACTAAAAAGAGTGCTGTTCCCTAATGAGAATCATTCTCAATATCTTGTTACAGCCTAGACAGCAACAGGGTTTCATCTAAAAAGTTACATTAATGTTACAGAAATGTTACACAAATGTCACAAAGATTTAACATTCCCGTAACAATTAGGAACAGGTGACTCTATTGTGATGACGGAATTATTGGATGCCCGACAACAAAAATTTTTAGACTGGCTATGTACACCTAGTGTTGCTCGTGTCCCTTCTTCTCAAGAGAAGTACGCTCAAGTTGAGGGTGTTGACGAATCTACCCTTAGACGTTGGAAGAAGAAACCTGCGTTTAAGGCTGCTTGGGAGAGGCGTGTTGCGGAATCTCAGAATAGTCCTGAGCGGACTCAACAGTTGTTGGATAATTTGTTTCAACGTGCTTTGGATGGTGATAACAATAGTGCTAAGTTGTATCTTCAGGCTACTGGTCGGCTTGCACCTGTTCAGTTGCAGGTTGAACATTCTGGTAAGGTTTCTGAGTTGTCGGATGCGCAGTTATCTGAGTTGATTGCGGCTTCCGCCGCCAGTGAGCAGCAGTTTCGTTTAGATTCAGTAAAAACAGTTGGTTATGGCTCAAACTAACGACCAAATGTTTGTTGCTTTGATGGCAATGTATCCTGAGGCTGGAGACACTCTAGCGGATTTATTGTATACTCATTGGTCTACTGTTGGGTTACAGTATCGTGGAAGTTTGCAGTATCAATACTACAAAGAGGCTGGGGCTGCTGGTTCTACTTGGGGTGATGTTGCTAATGAGTTTTGGTCAGATGGCGACTTTGTTGTTTCAAACTTAGAACAGGAAGATGGAACAGATTTCTTATTAGAAGATGGTGGTTTTGTTTTAATGGAGATTGGCAATGGCTGATAAAAAGATAACACAACTTGATGCACTGACCGAATTGGCTTCGGGCGACCTATTTGTTGTTGTTGATAGCGTTGACGGTACTCCTATTAGTAAAAAAATTACGGCTACTAATGTTGCTAGTTACATTAATAGTCTTGTCGTTGCTGGAGTTACTACTTTAAATGGTTTAGATGACGTTACAATAACGTCCGCTTCTAGCGGACAGTTGTTGTCGTATAATGGTTCAGCATGGGTTAATAGCGCACCTGTTGCGGCTTATAACCCTGTTGAAGGTGCAGTATTCTCATAGGGAACGATTTAACCACTTATTAGGAGATAACAATGGCAACTTTTACAAAATTATGTTTACAGCCAGCGGGTACTACTGGTACGGGTTTGGCTGTCAAGGTTGCTGCTACGGCAACTGCGGGTACAGCGATTCATACAGCGTCAACTACTACGACAACGATTGATGAGGTTTGGTTGTATGCGGTGAACTCGTCGGCTTCTTCGGTTAAGTTAACGATTGAGTGGGGTCAGGCTGATGCACCTGATGGCAACATTGAATTGACTGTTTTGCCTGAGGCTGGTTTGGTGACTGTGATTCCAGGGTTGTTGTTGCAGGGTAATGCTACGGCGAAGGTTGTTCGTGCGTTTGCTGGTACTGCGAATGTGATTATGTTGCACGGTTTCGTTAATAGAATTACGGTCTAATCGTGGGTGTTCCTAACGGCTATACGAGTGCGCAGGTTGTTCAGGCTGTTCCTACAGGCATTCAATCTGCACTAGTTCTGGTTACAGCACAAACTATTGGTACAACCGTTTCTAGTGTGACGGTTTCTAATGCGTTTTCTGCGACTTACGAAAACTATTTGATAATTTTGTCGGGCGGTCTTGCTTCATCTACGCCTAATTTGGATTTAACTTTGGGTGCAACATCAACAGGTTATTATTACAACAACGCATATCAGGCTTTTGGTACAGGTACTTTTACTACCGAAACTGCTACGAACGCTGCATCATTTGTTAGGGTCGGTAATGGTCGTGCTGATGGTTTAAGTGCAATTATCCAAATACAGCAACCAAATGTCGCAGGTCGCACACTTGTTCAATATGAAAATATTGCTGTCGCTACAGGCGGAACTAATGTTTCAGGTGGCGGTTATCTTGATAACGCAACAAGTTACACGGCGTTTACTTTGACAGTAAGTAGCGGAACGATTACAGGTGGAACTCTCCGAGTTTACGGATACACGAACAGTTAGGTAGATGATGGCAACATACAAAGTTCAAATAGATGGCGAAGTTCGTAACGCTACTTCTGCTGAGGTTGCACAGATTGAAGCACAACGAGCCGAAGCAGTAGCG